AATGGTAAATTCTTTGTGGGTACAAAGTCTGTATTCAATGTCACTCCTAAAATAAATTACACAACATCAGATATTGCTAGAAACCATGGTGGTAATCTTGCAAAAAAATTAGCAATTTGTTTAAGAGAATTGCCTAAACTTGGCATGAATGGTATCTATCAAGGTGATTTGTTATTTACAAGAGGTGATTTAAAAGCGGCTGCTATAGGTGGAGAAAAGATGATTACTTTTACACCTAATACAATTACATATGCAGTACCAGCTGATAGTGATATTGCAAAAAGAATTACAAGAGCAAAACTTGGTATAGTATTTCACACAGTTTATACAGGTAAAAAAATGACAGAGTTAACTGCCGGTTTTGGTAGTATAAAAGGTCAAGGTCCTGCTTCTATATTCTTGGCGTCTGCTTCTTACCGAGATACTTCTGGTTCATCTACATTTAATAAAGGTGAATTAAGACAGTTTGATTCTTTAATAAGAATGGCTCAAGGGTCATTATCAAAAGCAAAACCTATGTTAGATGAAATGTCTAAATCATCTATGAGTGACCAGTTGTCAGTAGGTTATAGACTAAAAACATTCTTTAATCATTATATTAGAAATTCTAAACAAGGCATGGACAAAGTTAGAGTTATGCAGAAATCGTTTAGGGATTATTATGAAAATATTTTACAAGCAGAAATTGATAGTAAAAAGACCGATAAAGGAAAAGAAAAGTACATAAAGGCTCAAAAAGAAGGCCTCAGATTTATTGATAGAAACCAACAAGCTTTGTACTTTGCAATTGCAAGCCATATTAGTTTAGGAAATGCAAAAAACTTCCTAATTAATAAGTTGTCACAAGTGCAAAGCATTGGTAATTTTTTAAGAACACCTAACGGATATAAAGTAACAGCACCAGAGGGTTATGTTGCAGTTGACAGAGTTGCAGGTGCAATTAAACTTGTCGATAGATTAGAATTTAGTAGAGCAAACTTTACAGCAGAAAAGGATTGGGTAAAAGGTTAATGATTAGAATAAAAGATTGGTATTATAGTATTATAGAAAGTTTAGGTGTCAAGTTTACAAACTATGCTTGGCATAAAAGATGGTGTAATAGAGAACATGGTACAGGCTATTGGAAAAGTAGAGAAAAATCTGTACAGTATTTAAGCGGAAAAGGTAAATGAAATCATTTAAGCAATATTTTTTCGAAGCAATAAACGGACCAAAAGTTATTATGATTGGTGGTCCTGGTTCTGGTAAGTCAACTTACTCCGAACTGATTAATAAAGAATTAAATATTGCACACATTTATACTGGTGATATGATGAGAACACTATCAAAACAAGATACACCAGACGGTAGAAAAGTAAAAGAACTATTAGCAAAAGGTGAATTTGCACCAACACCAATAGTTATAGACGCAGTAAAAGAAAGATTAAAAAAACCAGACGCACAAAAAGGTTATATCTTTGATGGCTTTCCTAGAAGTGTTAAACAAGCAGAAATGATGGAAAAGGCAAATATAGAATATGACCATGTTATTAATCTTCAAGTATCCGAAGAAGAAGTTATTAAAAGATTAACAGCGAGAGGTAGAGCTGATGATAAACCAGAGATTATAAAGAATAGATTAAAGGTTTATCAAAGAGAAACAGCACCTTTACTTACATATTACAAAGATGAAATAATAAATATTAAGGCGGAAGGTAGTACGCCAGAAAAAATTAGTAAAGAGATTATAGGTAAAATTAAATGAAGACTTTTGATGAAATAAGATATTTACAAGAGGGTTTATATGACGCCAATATATTTAAGGCTTTCTTTTTAGCAGGTGGTCCAGGTTCTGGTAAATCATTTGTTACAAGAGGTGCATTTGGTGGTACAGGTTTAAGAATTGTAAACTCCGATAATGCTTTTGAGATGGCATTAAAAAAGAATAATCTATCTCTTAAAATGCCAGATAATGAGGCAGAAGCTAGAGATATGATAAGAGCAAGAGCAAAAGCAACTAGTGATAAAACTATGGATTTATCTATCAAAGGTAGATTAGGTATGGTTATTGATGGTACTGGTAGAGATTACGATAAGATAAACTTACAAACAAGTCTTTTAAAACAATTAGGTTATGATTGTTATATGATATTTGTAAACACTAGTTTAGATGTTGCATTAGAAAGAAATAGAAGACGAGAAAGAACTGTACCAGAATATATTACGAAGGCCTCTTGGTCAAAAGTGCAAAGTAATATTGGTAGATTTCAAAATTTATTTGGTATGGAAAATATGATTATTGTTGATAATAGTAAAGATGATAAAGAACTTACATCTATTGTTATGAATAAGGTTGATAAGAATGTTAGAAGACTATTAAGAAATAAAATAAAGTCATACACAGCAAAAAGATGGATGGCTTCAGAAATAAAAGCAAGAAGAAGAAAATGAGATTTAAAGAATTCATAGACATTGATAGTTTAAGACACGCTAAGATAGACGAGAAGCCTGTTAAAAACTATAAAGGCGATTACAAAGAATTGTCTATTGCAAAGCCTAGCTCTAATGGTAGTGATAAAACTTACCAAGAGTTAAACGATATGCAAGATATGTTTAAAGAAAGAACTGCCGAGATAGAGAAAAGTGTAAAAGACCATGACGACCAAGTTGGTTATGCAGTTAAAAAATATTTAGATGATAATAATTTAGAATACAAAGAGTCTGATATAGACAAATTAGCAGACATAGGTTCTGGTATTGTAAGACATTATAAGAACAAGTTTGAAAGAGTAAGACCTTATCAACTTGCAGAGGCAATGAAAATGGACTTTGACCATATGCCTTTAGATAGTGATAGTATGAAATCGCCAGCATATCCATCAGGCCACAGTTTACAATCAAGGTTAATTGCAGAGTATTATATTGAACAATATCCTGAACACAAAAAAGGTTTAATTGAAGGCGCTGAAAAATGTGGTAAAGGTAGAATATATGCAGGTTGGCATTATCCTTCAGACCATACAGCAAGTGTAAAGTTAGCAAAACAAATTTATCCTAATATAACAATGAGAAAAACATTTAAAGAAAGTATCATTGATATACCAAGAAGAACTTATGCACCAAAAGTATTTGATAACGCAGATACAAAAGACCCTAAAATTAAGGCTAGCGTAAAGACTCAGATTCAGGCTCAGTTAAAAGAGTTTGAGTCAGAGTACCCGATTTTAAAAACTTCTTTGATTGGTTCTATATTAACAAAAAGATATAGAGCAGACGCAGACCTAGACATCAATGTATTATTTGATGTGCCTGCTGAAAAACAAGAAGAAGAAAGAACAAGATTATCTAAAAAGTATTTGTCAGCAAATAATCCTGATAATATACAAGGTAAACTAATACCTGGTTCTGAACACCCTATTAATTATTATTTTATAACTGACAAAAAAACTTATGAGGATCAAAATAAAAAGGCTGACGCTGTATATGACATACAGACAAATAAATTCATTAAAAGACCGGAAGATTTTATTTTTGATATTGGATTATACATCAAAGATTTCGAAAAAAAAGTACAAGAGTTAGATGTAATTAAAGGTGAATTAAAAAGAGATATAATAGATTACAGAGAATTAGAAGAATTAGAACCTAACGACATTTTAGATTTACAAGATAAAGTAAAAGATAAGTTAGAAGAAATAGAAGATAGTATAGAACAAATTGTAAAAGTCGGTGATGGTGTTGACGCAGATAGAAGAGCTGCCTTTGATAAAGATATGTCACCAGATGAAATACAGAAATTTGGTATTAAGAATAGATTACCTAAAAATGTTATCTATAAAATGTTAGAAAAATACCACTACTTAAAATTCTATAAGAAATGTAAAAAGATTTTAGAAGATGGTAAAGTAGATGATAAAGAGATTGATGATTTAGAAATGCACGAAGCAAGAAATGATGGCAACTCTATCGCATTTACTTTTGGTAGATTTAATCCACCTACTATTGGACATGAAAAACTTATAAACAAAGTTAAATCTGTAAGAGCAGATGATTACAGAATTTATTTAAGTAGAAGTGAAGACCCTAAAAAGAATCCATTATCGCCTAGACAGAAACTAATGTACATGAAAAAAATGTTTCCTAGTCATGCTAGAAACATAATGGTTAACTCTACAAATATGATATTAGATATTTGTACATTATTATATAGCCAAGGATTTACAGAAATTTCTATGGTTGTTGGTAGTGATAGAGTAAGAGAATTTGATACAATAATTAAAAAGTATAATGATGTAAAATCAAGACATGGTTATTACAACTTTGATAAAATTAATATTGTATCAGCTGGCGAAAGAGACCCGGATGCTGAAGGCGCCGCTGGTATGTCAGCAAGTAAGATGAGAGCTGCGGCTGCCAAAGGTGACCTATCTAATTTTTCAAAAGGTTTACCAAGAGGTGTTGACGCAAACACATTAATGAAAGATGTAAGACGAGGCATGAGATTGGCCGCTAACTATACGCATATGCAAAATGTTAGACCAATTGCTAGCCTTGAACAATTTGAACAAAATCAAATTAGAGACCTTTACATAAGAGAAATGATATTCAATATCAATGATGAAGTTGATTATATTAAAGAAGATGTAAAAGGTAAAGTAATAAGAAAAGGTACAAATTATGTTGTACTAGAAGATAACAATAACAATTTACACAAAGCATGGATTTGGGATTGTATTCCAATTTCAGCAGACAGAGAGGTAGAAGTGAGAGAACACGATTTAGATGTTGACTATGGCTTCGAAGCCGTATCAGAAATCAAAGAAGATTTAGACGCTCAGCCACAAGACAAAGATGTTAAAAAAGTAAAAGGCACACAACCTAAAAAGTATTACAAAACTTTAAGTAAAGATACTAAAAAGAAAAGAGCTGATTATTTTAAAAACAAAGATACTACAAAGAACGATAATAAACCAGCACCAGGCGATAAAGGTGCTAAGACAAAACCTAGTATTCATACACAAAAATATAAGAAGATGTTTGGTGAGATGAAGAAAGATTTACAAGACGCTTGTTGGACAGGTTATAAACAAGTTGGTATGAAAAATAAAGGTGGTAAACAAGTGCCTAATTGTGTACCAGAAAGTATGAGTATGGAAGACGCTATGAGAGTAGATGGATATGTACCAGAATCATATGAAATAGGTAAAGATTATGCAGACCACACAAAAAGAATAACACCTGGTCAAAGTATAGAAGTAGAAAAGAAAAAAGGTATTATTGATAAAGAATCTAGCCCTAGTGAAAAAGACATTAAAGAGTGGGCAGCTTCAGATGAAGTTGTTTATAAATATAGGGAACGATACAAAGAAGAAGCAACTGAAAAACTTAAAGAAGTGGTTGCTAAAATGATTGCGAAACTATAATGAAAACATATAAAGAGTACGAAAATATTGATAAAGTATGTGAAGAAACCATCTTTGAACATGAGGCTGAGGGTATTTACGAGGCTGAATTTCAAGGAAAAAAGGTCAAACTTAATGACCCAATTCGTGGTGGAAGTAAGAAGTTTTATGTATATGTTATGGACGGTGATAAAGTTAAAAAAGTTTCATTTGGTGATACAACAGGTTTAAGTATTAAAAGAGATGACCCAGCAAGGAGAAAGTCGTTTAGAGCAAGGCACAATTGCGACAATCCAGGTCCTAAAACTAAAGCTAGATATTGGTCGTGCTACCAGTGGAGA